TGATTAAAGAGACGAGTTTGTTCGATGGCATTTTGATGTAAAAATGATTCGAGGTTGTTACCATGAATCTCAAATAATTGCCATTCTTTTTCGATAGCCAGGTCGCGCATTTTAATTGCGATAAGTTTTTTTTCTTCATCATTGAAAATTTTATCTCGAAAATATCGAGGTAAAGAGATTTTTTTTCCATCTTCTATAACAACATAGCACCTTTCCGAAGGTGAGGCTTTGTGCCATTTGAGGATTTCTTCTGAGAGGTAGGAAAATCCAATTCCCTTTGAAGCCAATTGAAATTCTCGTTTTTTTTCGATGTCTTTTTTGAAGAATTTATTACCGGTGCCTTTGTGGATGTACTTAAGAGAATACCCGACAGACGCAGGATTGACATTACCAAGATGAACGAAACCAAGAGGAAGATCGTTGAGTTTCCATGCGTCCATAATAGCGTTAGGGTGAGCATTGAAGATAATACAATGGTAATGAGGACGGCCAAAAGTACCGCCATACTCGCCAGCGAGATAGTAGACAATTTTTCGATCGATTTTATAAACTTTTTCATTGATTTTTCTTAAACGTTTAAAAAATTTTTGAACATCATGTTTATTTAAGGTGACGTTACCAAGTGAAGTTTTGGGTAAATTCTCATCATTATATGTGAGGGTGACGAAAGTAGAGAGTAGGTGATTCCTACCCTCACACTTAAGTCGAAATGACCATTGAGAACTACGCCTTTTAAGACAGGGGGGGCATTTTCCACAAGGAACGGGTATTTTGTGGTTTTGTATCTTAGGGTCATTAACATGGTAAGGTTTTAAGCAATTAATCATTAAACACTAGGAGTACCATAAAATGGTAATGCCCTCACGACAGTAACATTATTTACTATTTGACAAAATAAATGATCAACAGTATCATCAGTAACAGCAAAAATACGAGTAGTATCAGAAGGATTAACTTCAATAAAATCCTGATTTAATGCGGGAGGAGTCGCAAAGATTCGACCTAAATGCCAATAATCTAAAGAATCTAAGAAATTCCCAGCAACATAATTACGAGCATATTTCATCTCAGAATAACGCGGTACATAACCAAAGACACCAGTATCACCAGAATTAGGATAAGCAAAAATTTCATGATTTAAAACAGCTTGTTCACCAATGTTAGCGAATTCAGGCCAAGCATAATCTAAGAAATCGTTTTTAATATAATTTCTAGGAATACCTTGCTGATAAGCAGGTTTAGGTAAAACAGACATAATACCAATAATCCAGCCATGCTCTTGAGCATGATAAGAGCCATGATTACCTGAAGTTACAGCAATACCATGTCCAGCCATATTACCCTGGGGAAGACCGCCAAGTTCACCAGTATTATTTAATACTTCAGAAACCATAACAGGAGATTTAGAACCACAAATATATTCAGGACGTTGAAGACGAGAATCCTGGGCGCGAACAAAAAAATGAGCTAATAATTGCTCTACATAACGGGTACCAGCGCGAGCATTTTTTTCTAACCATTTTTGTAAAGAATAAGCTTTACGTAGATCATTAATAGTACCACTACCTACATTTAAACCATCAGTGTGAGCATAAAAAGCACCTGAAGCATTAGTATATTGACCATCAACAGCAGGCCTATGAGCTAAAGGTATAGTTGAACCACCGGATAATTGAACGAAATCAGTACCGCCAGTAGGTTCATTACGATAAACAGGAACATCACCAGCAATATTACCTAAAGGTATATTTACAGAAGGGCCTTTTTGAGCAAAAGGTAAAGAAGAAGTAAAATAGTCATGCTCCCAAGCACGATTGCGAAGAATTAAATCACCAGCAATAGAAGTATTATCACCATCGATTAAGGTATCAGTAATTTTAGAAATCAAATTTTGATCACGATAATATTCGTTATAAATACGATTATAACCAATAAAAGGAAAAGGGTTAATTTTTATATCCTGAGCAGCAGAATTAGAACACATAGGAATACCAAAATATTCCATAAATTTTGCAGAATCAGGATTAGAACTGTCGTAAATAAATCCTTTATTTAAATAAGGATGAACAGGAACACCAGAACCAGTATCAGTATTAGTTATGAAATCCTCCCAATTAGACCAAAGAATGCGATTAGGTACAAAGAAATAATGAGTCGAAACGTCCATTCGATGCATAACTGGAGCAATCATAGGAGCAAAACGAATAAGGTTTTGATTTGAAATATTAAAATGATCACCAGGTAGAACTTCGACGTTCATTATAGGAACGAGATTACCCATATTACAGGACATTTTAACGTCATGCGTTAAATCAAATTTACTACGAGCAGGTTTTTTTACTTGGATTGAATTCCAAAGATTTTTGTTTTGTGACATTGTGTATATTTGTTTTAAGGTTACCGTGAGGGGGGACACGGTTAAGAGTTTTTATTAGCAATTTCCCCCCTATTTTTTACATACGAATACCACCCCTAGAGATAGTATAAGACCTGGAAGTTCTAGAGTGACGACGTCCACGACTACGAGAACGACCACCACCACGACGACGATAAGCCATAGTATTAATTTTTAAGGTTTATAATGACCGCCAACCAAAGAAGAAATATTAGTTAATCCTTTTTGAATGAAACGGTAGATTGCATTGTCATGTGGATCACCACCACCAACAGCCTGACGTTCTTGTTGATATTGGGCAATTTTAGATTGAATAGACTGATATTCAGATTGGATATTGTGATTGTTAGCAGCAGCTAACCACATATCACGCTCAGCAGGTTTATTAGCAGTAGCAGCGTTAAGATTAGCAACTTCGGCCCAAGTTTTTGCTTGTTGGGCGCCAAGCATAACATTGGCAATACGAGTATTATTTACAATTGCATTAGATTCAGCTAAAGATTTAGCAGTATTTTGAACTAAATTTTGATTTAGAAGATTAGCATGCTCCAAGTTCGCAGGGAACAGTTGTTGAGATTGAGAAAGATTTTGTTGAGTAGAAGCTGTTTCAGCTTGAGATTTTGCCGTAGTGGCTTCAATATTAGGAGCAGTTAATTGAGTATTTTTAAGAGTAGCAGCAGCCTGAGCATTAGCATAGTTAGCCTGGGCTTCGGCAGTTTTAGTTTGTGCTTCAATCAAATGAGTTTGAGCAACAGATTGTTGAGAAGCAGCAAGAGCATTGATATCTCCAGCAGGAGAATCCACATGAATTGGATGAGTTTGAGCAGGTGAAACCTGAGGAGAAGCAATAGAAGGAGAATTGCTCATTTGTCCATAGACAAGATTAGGATTGAGACCAGCAGCTTTAAAGCGTCCCATTTGTGCAGCAGGAGCATTATAAGCATTTTGCATATTCCAATTTTGGATAGCATATTGTTGCTGTTTAGCAGCAAGATCGAGAGAGTTATTAAGATTTTGATTATTATTTGCAACGCCAAATATTCCATTAATTAAGGAAGTAGCGCCACCAATTAAGAGACCACCAGTTAGAGGATCCATAATATAAGGTTAAGAGTTTATGATTTATTAGCATAGCTAATTTAGTAAGTAGTTTTTTAATATCCAAATAGATTTAGATATTTTTTATTGACACGATAATTTTTTGTTTTTTATAAGTAGTATGTATTCGTTCGCTTTTTAATTTTTCGCTTACTCATTTTTACTATTATATTAAATAAAATTATTATTTGGTGTCAATTAGCACTAATATATCAAGTAGTATTAGTGCGAAGCTGACGCGCTACGCTTGTCTTGACAACAAAAAAAGACGCCCTTCGGGACGTCCTTTTTCTTTTGTCTATTTTTTTCGCTCGCCGCGAGGCAGAATTTTTCAGGGAAAGTAAGTAATGTTTTCCCTATTCCACTTTAGAAGATTCCGATATATTTTGTTGTTCATTAGAAAGTGGTATGTTTTGTTGAACTTCATTTTGCCTATTAAGGCTTTCGTTTTGAGATTTAACAGTTTTGAGTCTTTCATTTGTTTGTTTTAGAATATCCATTCTTTCAGATAAATCAAGTTTATTTATATTAATACCTGATGAATGTTCAATATCAATTTCGTCCATATAAGATAATTCGTTGCTTTTAGGCAATTCGTTACCGTAAACGTAACGGTGTAAAATTTCACGAATATCCATGGACATATCAGGGATAGTTTCAGAAGCTAAATCAGAAGTCCAATAATTTTTAGGACGTTCATGAACATTAAGCATATTGTAAACTTTCATAGTTTATCTAATTTAAAT